TCAATTCACAAAATTTGAAATAGTAATTATACTATTACTATTTTGATTCTGTATTCTCAAAGCATCTTCATCAATTATTAAATTCCAATCGGAAACAAGAACACTTGAAAGATTAACACTATCAACATCAATATTATTACACAAATTTTCAATTTCATTAAAATTTAAATCCAATGTTGCTATAATATTGTCTGCATCTCTGTCAGCAATATTATTAACCATTATCCAGCCAATGTAAAGACCTATTGGATTACTTAGATTACTATCATTATCAAATGATATAATCTGATTGTTTACGCTTTCCAGCATAGCCATTATACTATTGCGTGGTATTGCTAATGCTGAATCTATATTACTAAATTTAAATTCTTCCATATTTTAACCTTTTTTTGATTGACTAAAATATTGATCAATTACCAGCAACTTTTCTGTAAATTGTTGATGTTTACTTTTTGGTGCATTTCGCCAATCACCTACTTCGATTTTTTCCGTTTTTCTTACTTGTACATTTTTCATAATCATTATTCTTTATTTGTTTATTATAAATTATAATACTTAATTGGATCAAAAGGTATACCACAATCAGGATTTTCCTCATAGTGTTTATAATATTGCTCTTTGGTTCTGATCAAATTTCGGTCACAGTAAATTAAGAATTCTTCTTTTGTTGAGAACTTACACCCCAAAAAATCTTTCCAAGAAATCCACTCCTTATAATCAAGGTTAGGATAACTGGGAATGTCTTTAGACTTGTTTCCACTTCTCACATAAATATCCCATTCTCTTTCTGTTTCCAAATCTAGTTTTCTTACATAAAGACGTGCTTTTTCGAAAGACAAATAATTTGGTACTTCATTCATTTTAGCTAAATTATTAGCCAAAAATTTTAGTGTAACTTTTTCCATAATTTTTCAATTTTGTTTAAATTTATTTGTTTAATCTCTAATCATAACGCAAACATAATGGAAATGTTCAGAAAAAAAACAATAATAATATAGATTTATTTTCATTGTCTAACTTTCTTAAGTAACTTTTTTAAGTAATAAAATAAGTTATATAATTTAATTAAATTATGTTGCTCTCAAATTTCTATAACACTCACTTGCTGTGGCAATTACAAAACCTTTGTCTTTTAATGGAAATGAAACTGAATCAGATTTCATTGAAAAATGAATTCCATTATTTTTTAAAAGATTGATGAAAATTTTTCCTGCACTATCATTTGGATTCAATGGTAATTGAAACATTTCAACTTCTGGTTTTACTTCTTGAATATCGAATACCCCAAAATCATCATCTACATGTAAATCTTTTATCTCATTAGCCACTGAGTCAAAAACCTTGACTTTTGATTGATCATTGATATTAATGGTGGCATTAATTCCTTCAACCTGAAATGATTTAATCAATGCATCTGAAATGGTCTTTAGGTCGCTTTTACCAGCATACAAAGAATCATGCACACTGAGCACCTCTTTACTGTATTCAATTGAATCTAGTGCCCTAAAAATGACTTCAGCCTCTTTTTGTTGCATTAGGTGTGATAATACCTTATGATCCTTTTCCTTTATCTGTGCCATTACCGTCAAAACTTGTGGGAATTGGGCTTTAAATGATTTCTTGATTTTTGATTGGAATTTATTGGATGAAAAAACCATTTGAAAAATCCCGTCTTTGGCTTCATCCCTATTAAGGTCAAATTCAGTAGCAAGATGTTCATATAGCTTACCATCAGTAACAAGCTGGATAAAATGATTGGTGGTATTCTCTAAAGTGATTGATTGTGTTTCTAGCTGTGATTTTACCAGTGAAGCCAGAAAGATCATCTGGCTACACACCACATCCACAAACGCTAAATTCTCATTATTAATCCTCAAACAGCCCCTAAGCGATTTAGGGAGGTTGCAAAAATTGTTGTAAACCCTTTTTCCCTTTGCTCCCACCGTCTGGAATTTATATGTTTCCAATTGGTGTAGAAACATCAATTCATTAGCTGATAGGCAGGTTTGATCTATATGGCTGGTTTCTATATTGGATAAGGTTCTGAATAGCCTGGAAAGGGTTTGGGTGTCTTTTTCAATTCTCTTTACCCTCTCATTAATTATCTTATCAACGAATTTAAAATCAGTGGCGGAAAATGCCAGTACAAAAAAATCTACATTTTCATTAACTAATCTATATGCTTTGGATTCTTTGATATCACCAAAATTCCTGTGGTTCTTTATAAGCTGGATAATACCAGCATTAATGAGATTATTAATTATTGGCTTGTAATAATCCTTTCCTAAAAGTGAACCAAGTAAAATGCTGGATAATCGGCAATATTCTCTATTCTTATTGAAGACTTGAAAGGTGTACATTTTATCAATTAAATAAAAGTACTTTACCAAGTGATCATTAATATGTCTTTTTGTTACTCCTATCTCTAGGAGTTGGTTTGTAAGTTCATTTACCGTTAGGTGTGTAAATAATTCTAGTTCTTTTTTCTCTACATTTCTTTTCATTAAGATGAATGATTATTTTGCTTTGTATCTCATTAATCAAATTCAGCAACCAGAATAAAAACAATGGAATAGTTAATTACTCTATTCCATTGTTAAGTTAGCAAAATAATCCTAATGAAATTAATTTAATGAATCCATACGATTCATATATAAATACAAAGAAAATATCTTTTATTATAGAAATCAAGAAAAAAGTTAAAATATTTTTATGACATTCATATAATTGAAACAACGGCTTTGGTCTTAGGTGGATTCACTTCGTTACCACCACGCCAAATCCTGTTTCAATTAATGATTATGATATAATGAATATAGCATAATCAGTAATAGAAATATATACACCCTTATGTGCCCTGACTTATTCTGCTTTATATGTGCCCTGAGTAAATTGCTTTATATGTACCCTGACTTATTCTGTCTTATATATACCCTGAGTTAATCGCCTCTTATATGTGCCCTGACTTATTCACTTATTACAATTAATAGTGATAAATGAAAATATCACCTATTACAGTGATATCCCAAAAGATTCAAATAGGATTGGGCGGGGTGGTCACGAAGTGCAACCACCTAAGACCAAAGCCGTGATTTGAAGATTTTAAACAACCTTAAATTCATCAACTACTAAATTCCAAAATGCTGTAATAGATTCATCCTGTAACGAATCAAATCTTCGATTAACAGGATTATCAGCAAATATAAGTTCATCAGAATTAAATCCCTTTATTTCATTAATTACATTTACTAACCTCTTACTTTTCTTAAAATAATGTAAATCAACCTTCTTGCTACTAAGAAATTCTTTTACAGAACCGTTTAAAATTTCAAGTTGCCTTTTTCTATTAAATTCTTCCATTTTTTGAATGTTTAAATTGTGAATAATACCCCCTATACAGTAAATCAACCTCAAAGGTTTTGACAAAAACTAAACATTCTAATTAAGCTATATAACTTAATTAAAAATGACGATTAAAGCTAATAGAGGCATATTTTAGTCTAAAAATACTAGAAAAAAAAATCAAATTATTTTTCCAAATTCCTTCAATTCATTCTCCGCTAACAGTTCCTTTAGCTTTGATTTTCTGGTTTTATTGGCTTCTACCTTTTCGAATTCCAGAAGTAGTTGAATTAACTTCATTCTGATTTCTCTATCCCCTATTTGGAGTCCATTTACTTTAAAAGATTCAGCAATAAAATCTAGTGCATTATAAGGTGTCACCAATTCGCCTCTAAATGCTGCATCTGCTGGGTGTACGGGTTCATTGGATACATTTAGTAGGATGATACCGTTATCTGCTTTAGTCAGCATTTTAAGAGCGTTGTCAATCAGTTTTATCATTTTCATTATTTAATAAAATTCATTATATTATTTCACAACACAACTTTAAAATCTTTCTTATCAAAATTCAAATTAAATCTATCTAATTTATCAGATGAATACAAACTTCTTCTCAAGACATATTTACCTAAAGAAGTAAGTTCTAATTCAACAATTTCATCAGAAAAATTACCCGTAGTATATTTAATAAAATTACCCTCCAACAGTTCTTTAGCTGTATTCATATAAGCTGCCCCCATTTGTCCACGTTCATATGGGAACAATGATTTAACCTTTAGTCCTAAAACTTCCAAATCATCTTCATTAGTAATTTTCAATAATCTCTCAATCTTCTTATCTCTTAAATCAAATTGAAAGTCATAATTAATTAATTTTATAATTGAATCAAGATTTGAATTAACATTTTCAAGATCTTTATTTCTCTTTGCCAAATTTTGCCTTTCATTAGAAACATCAGAATTTAAGCCCTCAATCTTTACTTTTAAATCATTATTTTCTACTTTAAGTTCATCTAATTGAGTTATTCCTTCTTCAATTTTTTTAAGATTGTACTTTTCTTGTGCAGCCTCTTTTCTTAGACTATAATCCGTCTTCAATCTTACATAATAATTTCTTCTTCTCTCCTCAATTCCACTTTTTGATTTACTTTCTATCCAGTTAAAAACATAACTACTTCCCAATGTATAGCCAATAGCTAAGACTAAAGGCAATACGGTTAAATACCACCAATTCATGTAAACTGGGGATCTTTCAATTCTGAATTCCAGAGTATTAGACCCAAAGATTATGTAAGCCCAATATTGCCAATTCCAAACTGTCCAAAAGAAAAAAAGTGATCCCAAAAATGGGTTTTTAATTCTTTCAAATATTGCATCTTTTGTTTCACTGATAAATTCTGATACTGAAGCCATTTTGTTAAAAGTTTTTACGAAAAAAGCAGAATTTTTCAGATTTCATACTATTTATAATTAAATAATTTAAATATGACTAGAATTGATCTCTATGAAAAAAATGAATATGAAGTGGGAAATTCATTGATGAATTACTATAACATCAATGACTTTGAACTTAACCCGACCATAAATAAATTCTCAGATTTGGATTTAATTATCAAAGGAAAGAACAATAAAAAAATCTATTGCGAAATTAAGTGCAGGGAAAAAATCAAAATTGGATATTTAATTGAAGAAAAGAAATTATCTGATTTACTTAAAAAAATAAAATATCAAAATCAACAGGCAAGATATATCAATTATATTGAAAAGGATGAAAAAGGAAATGGTGATATTTTGATCATTTTTAATTTGAATAAAAGAATAAAAACCAAATTAAAAAAAATATATGAATCAATTGATACAATCTTTTCAAAAGATTTTTACCGCTCAATGGGATTTCAGAAAAATTCATTTCAAGGAACATACAAAAAAAAGTATTATACAGATTTATTCCCAGACCCTGACATTGATATAATTATATTTAATTATTCTGAAAAATTAAAAAACTACCATAAACCTATCCCATTCAATTATGAAAAAGTTAATAGAGATTAAAAAATTAATTAATAGATATTTCTACATCGGATTAATCCTTATGGCAATAAATTACTTAATTCTATTATTTCTACTATGGCTGAAATAAAAGCAACGAAGGTTGGATGGGATGGGGAAACAGACCCATTCTATCAATCTGCCAAATGGAAAAAGGTTAGAAAAAAATATATTGATCTTAACCCACTTGATGAACTCAAATTGCAATATGGCATTGTAAGTGCTGGAATAATCGTTGATCACATCATACCCAGAAGATTATATACAGAACTGGAATTCAATGAATTAAACTTTCAAACACTTGATTTTAAATCCCACCAGCAGAAGACCGCCCAAACAAGGGGCATTAATACTTTACAGGAATTTTTGGATCAAATGGAGAATGGTAAGTTGATGAATATTTGCAGTGAGGAAAAGAGATTGGGGTTAATTGATTGTTTGAAAACATAATTGCTTAAGCTCAACCTTTTGTATTTTATCATCACTAATATAAAAACTAATTTCCCCTATCAAGTCTACTTCCTTTTCTACTAAAAACGGGGTATTCACATACGAATAATATTCGCTAGAATCAGTTGACACTACTTCATATTCTACTAATGAAGTAAAATACAAACTTATCTGTAATAAATATTCATTAGTATCACCTTTCTTTAATAGATCACCTGTAGAATAACCCTCTATAGTAATCAAATAAAAATATATATAATCAGAAATTAATGTATTAGGTTGATTTTCTTTCATGAATAAAAGAAAATCATTAATATATTCAGCACTATTTAACTTATCTAAAATGGGATTAACAAAATGTTCAGAATCATAATTTTCTTTAAGCCATTGATTATCATACAATTGACTTTCATTGAAACTTTTATAATTCGCATTAATATAGGAACTAATACTATTGAATAATTGAAAATCCAAAACAATTTCTTCTAATTCTTCTTTTAAATTACTAGCAAGTACATCAGGATCATTTTTACTTTGCGCAAAGTCCTTACTATTATTACTAATGAAAGAGACTTTCTTATCAAATTTTGAGTCACTATAATATTTAATTGCTTCCCAAATAACATTGTCCTTATAGCCATTTCCATTAATATTAAAAGGCTTAAGTTTTTTTATAGCTCTCGAAGTTATATTTTTAATTGGGAGGTTCTCGGTAGATAAAATCCTATTATTGTCAATATTTAACTTTTTTAAGAATTTATAAACATAACTCTCAATAAGTATTTCCAAATCCAAATCTATCGTTTCTACATTTGAAGTAAATGATTTAAAGTAGGTAGCATTTTTGTTTAATTCTCTTAAATTTTTCTTAAACTCTGCTCTCATTAAAACTTTGAATTCCTCCAAAATAATATCAAATAAATATATTTCATCTTCATTTCGTTTCATTGACCATAACAATCCAATAAATTCCGAATGTTCCAAAATTCGATTCTTAAATAATATATTTGTATCTAATATTATTGCCATAACTTAAATTATCTATTTTAATTCCAAACTGAATTTTTTAATCTATTTGCAATAATAAACCACGTGGTACTTGCCACTGAAGGGTAATTACTTATCTGATTCACATCATCCCTAAGCATCGCATAACGGTAACTTCCATCCTCTTCTTCAAGCTCTTTTCCATCACTCATAATTGACTGGTATTTATTGTACCGTTTCGCTTTCCACATTGCCAGAGCAACCCCAAAAGTACCTTCAAGCCATAATGGGGGATCTGGTGGTAAATCATACCCCCATAGATAAGGAGTGTACCCCGTCTTGCCTTCAAAAGTTACTTCGAAATTTTGGATTAAGTCCAATAAACTATTTGCTTTTTCGATCTCACCAGCAGAAAAAAGCATACAAGCACCCCAGCTATAAGTATCAAGTGCCTGTGCTGTATCTTTTGCATTGGTTGTGGCATTATGTATGCCTTGATAAAATCTATTCTCAGCAGTAAACCACAATTGACTTAACATCAGATTTTTAACCGTCTCAGCTTTGGAATTATAGGAGGTTGAATTTAACACCCTTCCAGCCTGTTTCAATGCAAAATAGTAATCAATATTATGTTCTGTACTTATCCAAGGTATTTGATAATCTGGTTCGAATAATTCTAATCCTGATCCTGAATCAATATAATACCTTCCCGTACCACCTGTAGGAAGTCCAATTGGGTTTGATTCTAAGGTTTGAATATAGTTCAATACATTTATCAATGCGGTCTGTACCGCTTCCTTTTTGGCTGGATTTGGGCGATACTGAAGATAGTAACCAAGTCCATAAGCAACCCAAGCAATTGCACCAACTCTAAAATAAGGATCTTGCAGCAATGGATTTGGGTTTATATGATTGACTGAGAATGGAAAAGCACCATTAGCATACTGACTTACCAAAATTCCATCAATCAACCTATCAGCAAATTTAAAATCCCTTAGTCCGGTGGCACTTATAACAGCCAAAGCCATATCATATAGGTAGGATCGTGAAGGGAATGGTGAAGCCAATATTTCTTCATCTCCATCATCAATCAAAAATGACCTCGATAAATCGGTTGCTAATGGAGTTTCAGCCACATATTTATTATCTGTGGTTCTTTTCAGCTTATATTTAATCCTTCCTTCACCATAATTATATCCCAATCGGAATTCCTTATTTGATGGCACCCTTATAGATTGACCACTGAAATAATCAATATCCGTGGCAATCCATCTTTCTATCATTAAGTTTTCGTGGAAAGTACTAGTATTACCATCATTTATATATTCCGCAACCTCGAAACTAAAATTGGTATCTATCAACTTAATTACAATTGTACCGCTAGCAGGTGCAGGAGGAATGAGAATAAACTCGCCTGAATAAGTATCCACGCTACTTACAGCCTGGAAATAATCTTGGTCACTTCTTCTATATAACCTTACCTCAAACCCACCACCGCTTACATTTATACCGTTAATTCTACCAGTAATTGAGGCTCTCCACATATTACTTAACTGTGTTGGTGAAGTGATTTCAATTTTTGTTGATAATACTGAATGATTCATTTCTGGCAAAGAAACTACCCCTTCATCAAGTCGAAAAGGACTTACATATGGTGGTGGTGCTGGTAATGCATTATAACTTTTTTTGGTGTTGTATCTTTTTTTGAATTCTCGAATCTTGTACAATGAATTCCCTGAATCGTGAAAAACAAAGAACCCAAATTGCTCAATCACCACTTCAATCCAATTTGAACCAAGGTCATTAACTTGAATAATTGAAAAATTATTATCACCCTGTGGATAAGGACCACCAGAATCATCACTATCATCTATCTGAAATGGTCCTTGTCCCCTGTCTGGATCTCTATCAAATGGTGAAGACTCAATAACCATTTGTTTCAAGTTATCATTGACATTTTTGGGATTGATTCTATTACCCTGTGAATCAGTTGCAAATAGGTTATTTCTACCATCATCAATGGCAACCATATGTGTATCACCATTACAAACTACCACATTAGTAATATTGTTGTTATACATGAAGTTTGCCAACTCCTTTCTTTCCGCTAAAAATGCCAACCAGTTTTCCCCCCACCCATCAGGATTGGAATTATATGACCAGCTTAACGGGTTATCAATATCACCACCCCACCCCAAAGGATTCATCCAAAAAAGCATATCCAAATTTTCACTTGATTTATAATCAAGCAGCAATGATTTAAACCAAGCTTTCGTGGTTGCTCCAAGAACTGTTTTATTTGGATTTGTGGCTGGTTCAACCAACCAATCAGAACGGTTTGAACGGCAGTCAGTCAAGATAAATCTACATCTTCCAATGTCGTAAAATTGGCTTACACCGTTTGTTTCTGGATCACTGATAATATTATTATATGGAATATTTGTTGTGAAGAATTCCAATGCATTTGCCCTTGATGGGGAATCCCTATCACTGTTATTTGCCCCGTAATCGTGATCATCCCACACATAGTAGTTTGATTGATTTGAATAAAAATCTTTCTGCCTAGGCTGTTCAACCGTCTTATTAAATGAGTTCCTGAATAAATCTGTGTCGGGTGTTGCAATATCATCATAGTGCAAATCCCCAATGTGAAAGAATAAATCAGGGTTCTTTTCCCTCATTGCATCCCATATAATATGATTTGATTCAGTATGGTTACAACTACCAAAAATGAAAGAAAAAGCTTCAGGTTCATTTTTTTTAAAGCATCTGAATTTGGCAACTTGTGACTGGACAACAGAATCCAATTCAGCTTTCACGTAATAGGTATCATAATCTAAATTAGTGAGTTGCCAGATATGAGCACCTTTATTTGCTCCTGTTAAGGTTTGAGTGCTGGTATAGGTTACACCAGAGGAAAATGCAGGATCTTTGGTATAAAGCAATCTTAATGAAGCAGAAGAAACCCCAGGAATAAATTCAATATCCAAAACCTCATCCCTTTGAACCTCCAAGAAATTCCAGCCACCACCAGTCCTTATTCTGAAGTTAAAAAATTGCTCATTTGGGTATTTTTTGATCCTGAATGAATCATTCCATCCACCACCATTTAATTGAGAACAAATTACGCCCTGGCCTGTTCCACCTGATAAGTCATAATTATCAAACTCGCAAACAAAGAATAAAGTAAAAGAATCAGGATCAGCAGATTGATTTACGCCTGCATTTTGAACATTGATTTTCAGATAATTATCTCCATCAAATTTAACAATGTTCTTTCCTTTCAGTGTTTGGATTTCAAATTTGTTGGATGTTGGATAATTCTCATATACTGAGGTTTTATTTCCAGCAGCACCGAACCCCGCTTTATCATTCCAACCTTCACATATACCAGCCAATGTATTTTGAGCCGTTACGGGTGCAGAAGTAGTTGGTATGAATGAAGCTACCTGATTTCCCTTTACCAATTGTGGGGCTGAAATAAACATATGTACATCAGCTATATTATCATTGAATCTAATATTAGGATCAAGTGTTATTTCTTCGGATAAATTATTTTTTATTGTGTGTTTAATAAAATACGTATCATCACCCACATTAGTAGCGGAATAATCAGTTGTTTCGAAACTACCAGAATCACCCAACACAATATTTCCTGTGCTAAAATTAAAATTAATCGCTGCCCTGTGTGTATCTACATACTCGACTGTTCTTATAAATGAACGAACTTCTTTTGTATTTCCATTCTTCGCATAAAAACAAAATGTTGCTTCCTCACCTTGAGACAATATTAAACTTGTGGATTGCCTAATAAATAAGTATGATGTTGATAATGTTTTTGTTAGTCTCGCAGTAGCATATCCTCCCAAAAAAACGCCAGATTCTTCAGTAATCGTTAAGCCTCCTGCTATTGTCCACTGTCCACCGAAGATATTAGTATTTTTAATGTAGTTCGTAATTAATGGGTATTGAATGGTAGTTTCATCAAAATGAAGCCACTTAGAATCATACCCAGTACCAAAACTAGGTTCTGCACCTGCACTTGCTTGGACGGTGTACCCATTGAAATCACTTCCAGTTGGTAGCCATTTATTAGCCAACCAACGGGAATAAGTGGTAATATCACCGTTGCTAATACTATCATCAGTGGTTTTGATTATCAATACTTCAGGTAGTTTTCCAGCAAAATTATCTTCATCACCACCCAAAAGAATATTCTGTACATAGGGTAAATTTCCCGTTGCCGTATATTCATCAACTTTTACCCCATTCACAAAAACTTCCATCAGGGAATTATTCTTTGCATATCGGACAGCATACACCCGTAAAACCGAAGTTGCATTTTCAATTTCTCCAAGATCAACCCTTGTTTTTATTTTGGTTCTATTGCCATCTGTACCACCTGCATATAATTGCTTTAATTCTACTGCCATTATTTATTTAATTATCCTCATTACTAATTTCAATTGAATATCCTTCTTCATTGTTTACAATGGTCAATGCCATATTTTTAATCCAATGCAACTGTCTATTTCCAAATCCAGAATATCCAACCAATTCAATCAATTCAACATCATAAAAATTCTCAATATCTTCATAGGTGAAAGAGTTGATTGCAAAGAATTTATCCAAATCCTCAACATATATAATTTTAGATAAATCAATTTTTTCTCCCTGTGTATATAGGGTTCCTCTGAATCTCATAGAAGGCGTTTCATATTGTGAAATAATTCTATTGGCTGTGAATTGCAATAGCTTACCTTCCTCATCTCCTTTAGTAAATTCCTCAATAACATTTTCATTAACATCAAATAAACTATTCTGTGAAAAACTGTCACCATCACCCAAAGTCAAGGTTTTTGGCTCTAAGGTTCTGATATTATTATCAGCATCACCCACATATATATGCTCATTTGAGGGATTTAAAAATTCATTATCAAAATCAATCCTACTTATATAACTTGAAATCCTTTGAAAATTAACCCTATAATCAGTGGGTACTCCTGAATGATGATTTTGTACGCCAAAAAAATAGGGAGTGGAAATATACACTCTCATAAATCCTTCATCACCAGCTTCAATTAATTGGGTGGATGATGTAGAGTTTTGAAATAATTGAATTCTTTGTTTTAACTCGAAAGGCTTACCAGAGACAGTTAACCCGTTATTAGTTTCTCTATTGAATCTATATATCTTTTTATTATGTGTAGGATTTATTTTTCCAGTTTCTTCGACATAACCATTAGTAAAAGGCTCCCAATCATTACTATCAGTAGTTGACCAATTATAACGGTTATCAATCATTTCAGCATCACCGCCATTATCCCAGTTAGGGGCAAAATTATTATAGTAAGTGGTTGATTTACTTGTATTATGAATTTCAAGTTTCCACATATGGTTGTATGTAATCCCACCATATAAAGCATTTAATTGCCTGTCTAAATATATTTTATAGCTATCTCTGTCAAATGATGGATCATCATAGTTAACTGGCTGGTTATAAATACCTTCCAATTGATATTCAAAAATCAAATCAAGATGGTAATCAAGATAATTATTATGAACAATTGGTAATTTCGAAAAAGGCACATCGATATAAATATAACTGGTTTTTGCAGTATCGATTATTTCAACATTGCCTGGTCCCCCAGGGGTCGTAATAACAATATTATCAACCTGTTTGGTTAGTAATGCCCTATTTCTGTCTGGCACAAAAAACCCACCACCGCTAACAAAATTAAAATATTTATGCCTGTTAAGAAATATGATTGAATCCAGCCAGCTATCAGGATAGAAATCACCTCCCCTTACTGATTGCTTTTTGCGCCCTAATTCATGAGTAAGCTGAATTTTCTTATATGCACCTTCAACCTCTAATTCACCCGTACCATCAATCAAAAATAAATCAATTGAATTTAGCTCTCTAACTTCTTCAGAATCAATCTTTTCAACAAATACATTTGATGGATTATAAACATAAAATGACTTAATAAATGAATCAAAATGTTTAATCTCCCAGTGCCCATAATTTTGATATAATGATAAACCATACGCTTCTAAAATATCAATTAGTACATCATAGCAGTTTGAAGGTTCTTCATTTTCCTCTCTGAGATTTTCAATATATTTTTTTGGATCAATGTAAACTTGTGCCAATGCTGAAAAATCGGTATTACCATCAATGGGAAAAATATCTGTACCGTCCCATATATCTAAATCCAATTCAAGCTTATTCAAACAAATGTTGATTATTTCTAATCCTGTTTTGGATTCATAGATTAGATTATTTTCTACATCAACAAAATCAATATCTTTTAGTGTACTTAAATAATCATTGGCAACAATGGTAACATCATAAGGTGGTATTTTATATGATTCCCTATAATTGTCTGGCACCAAAAAACCAACCCAATACAATTGATTATTGAATAATATTTCTACTCTATATTGTTTTTCTTGGAAGTTTGAAAATTCAAGCCATTCAAAATCAATCTGTGATAATAAAGTAATCTGTACTTCACTGGTTTTAATCGGTTGAAATTTTTCTTTACCTTCTCCATACCATTTTATTGATAATGGAGAGTAGCCCACCTTTTCAATTTGCGTAGCTATCCCATTAAAATTAACTTCCTTGATTAAAATCTTTGTGTTTTGATTATTAACATTATTATAGTCAATAATATATTTGGTTCCGTACATACTGATTTTTATAGTAATAATTAAAAAATAATCAATACTAAATACGTCCCCTTCTGTTATTCTCTTTATTGACTAAGTAAACTAAATCACTTCCTTCTATCCTAAATTTACCATCAAGTATAACCGATTGATTAGACCCACCAAAAGCAAGATCATTACTACTAATAATATTTCCCGATTGATTAGGCACAAATAACTCTCTGCCTCTCTCACCAACTAGGTATGCACTACCCACATCAACTTTACCACCTTCAGCCCTTGCACCACCATAATTACTACTCATATTTGATAGTCCTGATTTAACCGCTGCCGATAAGGCAACCAATGCAATACCACCAGCTATTGCAGCTATTGGATTCAGGGATTCCAAGGCCGTTTTTATTCCTAGTATGGCTATACCTGCACCAATTGCCATTTTACCCAATTGTGACATAGTATCAGCCAAAGTTGATAATATAGAGATACCCAATGAACTTACATTTTCAGAACCTGCAAGTACATTTCCCAGAGCATCCCCAAACGATTCTAAACCATTTGCCAACCCATCATTTATAATTTGGTTAAAACCTTCAGATAAATCAATTGCAATGGCTTTCCATCTTTCCTTTAGCTGGATTCCCTTATTAGTCAGTTCATCAATCTTACTTCCTGCAAATGAAGAAGTTATATCAAATTCTTTTTTAACAAATTTGATCATTGATACCGCCCTATTCAATCCACCTCCATTTGGTGTTGTACCTTCTTCAGTGGTTGTATTTGTTGCTGGTAATTCTTTAGTTTCTAAAGGAGTAAATGTCTGATCAACAATAGAATCATTAACTTTTTTGGTTTTCTCCAATTTGGAGTTAAACAAATCAAGTCTTTGGATAGCATTATCAATGCCATTGGATATGGTATCAAATCCCAATTTATCTGCTATGGTCTGTGCTACTCCCAGAACCGATTTAAACGAGTTAATTACAACCGTTCCAATGGTTTTGAACACATCCACCACAAAATCTTTTATGACCCCAAAAGCCCCTTTAAAATCGCCCTGAATCAATTTTAAAAATACCTGGATATTGGTGGTTATAAATCTGATTCCAAGGCTTATTACTTTTACAATATTTCCTATCTGAGTGCCTACAACATTTAATAGAGAATTAAAAACTTCAATAATATCTTTGCCATATTTCGCCCATAGTTCCTTGGTAACGGTTACAAGCTTTTTCACTTCACCCATTATGGAGTCCATTACTGTATTCCATAATTCCTTCAAGGAATCTAAAAATACCGTTCCTTCACCACTTGTAAAATACGCTTTGATATCATCCCAATAATAGATGATCAAGGCAACAGCAGCACCAACAGCAGCAGCAATTGCAAGCACGGGTGCAGATATACCGCCCAATAAAGGCAGTAAGGTTTGAATTGATTTCATAGAGCTTGTTACTATCCCTATGATTTGACCAAAGGCAACAATCAATGGAGGTATAACCGCCAAAACAACACCCAATGCCACTCCAATTTTTAGAACAAAAGGATTAAGATTATTGAATGCATTGGAAAAGGCATTAACCCATGCAGAAGCTTTTTCAATGTATGGGGTAAGTTGTTCACCTATGGTTATTAATATTCCCTCAATTGAACTTCTCATTCTCCTTATAGCACCACCCAAACCACCTTCCATAGTTTCGGCCATCTTCATTGCAGCACCTTCAGAGTTAAGCAAATTGGTTTGAAGGTTTTCAAAATCAGAATCTGAAGCATTGATTAATGCCAAAAATCCTGACATTGCTTCCTGTCCTGCCAACATTCCAGCATTTGCAGCCTGTTCAGCAGGTGCAAGATTTTTGAATTTCTCCCTTAATTCTTCAATGATTTGAGCCAAAGGTTTTATGCTTCCATCAGCATTTATTGCAGTGAAGTTTAAAGCATTCATTGCCTGTTCTGATTCCTTGGTAGGCTTTACCAATCTTGATAATGTTGCTCTTAATGCTGTACCTGCCTGACTCCCTTTTATACCAGCATTAGCCATAATACCCAATGCCAAACCAACATCTTCAACTTCAAATTTTAATGCCCCTGCTAATGGTGCAACATACTTGAACGCTTCACCCAATAATCCAACAGTGGTATTACTTTTTGCACTGGCTTGTGCTAGAATGTCTGCCATCCTACCAGAATAACCAGCTTCTTTTCCGAAGGCACTTAATCCATCTGTAAGGATATCAGAAACACGGGCTAAGTCTTCGCCACTAGCAGCAGCCAAAGAAAGAACCCCATCAACACCAGAAAGAATTTGTTGGGTTGACCAACCAGCTAATCCCATATAGGTCATTGCATCCCCTACTTGTGAAGCAGAAAATTTTGTGTTTATACCTAATGTTTTTGCTGTGTCTGATAGCTTTGAAAATTCTGAATCTGTGGCACTGGTTAATGCTTTAACCTTCAGCATCGAATCAGAAAAAGTTGCGGTTACATTAGTAGCAATACCGCCTAAAATTGTTAATGGTAAACTTACTTTGGTTGATATATTCTTTGATATCTGATCAAGGTTTTTGGCAAAGCCGTTAAGCTTCTTTTGTACACCTCCAATAGCATTATAAAATGCTGAAGCTTCACCACCTATTAAGACATTAATCTTTCCAGTGTAATTACTCATTATAGATTAAAAAATATATACTCTTTAAAACTTCCACTTCTTTCTTAAATCATTGAATTCATCAGCAGACAGTTTTTTAACTCTAATTTTATTTTCATCCTTTTCCCACCCAAAAGGAATTAGTATATCCATAGATTTACTTTGAGATGATTTTTCCAAATGTGGCTTAATTGAAAAATAGGATATGAATCTGGCCAACTCATATTGTTTTTTATTTCTATTATTATAACCAGTAATAAAATCACCAAATTCTTTTGGGGTTAATTGATAAAAATCATTCAATCCTAATCCAGCTTCAAAAGCTATAATCAAACTCCTATCACTTCCATTAATATCATCTTCATCAATATCATTATGGGAAGAACTTACTTCTTCCCGTCTGAAAAAAAACTACCAATAGTATCAGTGGCAATCTTGAAAAACTCATTGATTGATAATTCATCCAATTCTTTTTCAAAATCTTCATATTTAACATATTGATTTTTTTCATTCAAAAATGAATATCCTTCACATACACCAAAATATAATAGATGGGATAATCCATCAGTATCAATCTTTGCTAAATCCTGTAAACCAGTTTTAAACATTTTTTCAAATTTGATAATTACCCTTCTGTTAATTCTAACAGGAATTTTCTTTTCATTGATTTCTAAATATTCGATCATAACTTTAACTTATTTTGTTATAATTAAATTTTAATCAATAAAAAAAGGGGCGTTAAGCCCCCTTTACCAGCACCGTAAAAAATAAGTATAAAAAATTAGGATACTGTATCGAATGATAGACCACCATCAACTTGAATAGTAAATGAACCTGTGGCAACTGAATCCATATCATAAGAATGAGAACCAGCAGAAAAATAACCCTCTCCACTTATTACAGTGTTACTTGCTGAATCATCACCCAAGACAAAATCAACTTTGGTACCGTTATACACAATTTCCAATACCTCTGCAATAGTCATTGCACCAGTCGGATCATATAAGGCTTCAACATTAATAGTTGCGGTTGATCTAGTAGGTAAATATTTTCTTACAGGAATTCCACCCTCAGTAGTAGTTTTGGAAGTGTATTCAATCATTTCCTTAGTTAAATCCAATGAAGCAGAAGTTTGACCCGCTAAAACAACAGGTGTACCAACATCATCAATTTCTTTGAATTTGATTAATATTTTATTTGAATCTTGATTTGTCATATTATATAAAATTTATAAAAAGTCTTAATTTAATTTTATATAATTAAAAATCTATCAATTGAATATGTGCATACTAAAGTCCATCACTCTATTAAACAATTCTGGTTTTTCTTCATATTCATCTGTAAATGATTCAAACTTAATTAGATCAATCACCACATTATCTTCATCATCAGAAAATTCCTTAAAGTCCAATAAATTTCTAAGGTGTTTAACAGCATTGATTACATCCATATAATCTTCAGAAAATATATGCAATCTCAGAATATAAAAATCTTTCAATGATGGGGTTAATTTTGTCTCATTGGTATCAGTAATAAAAATCCGATACATCAAAGCAGGTAACTTTGATTTCTTTGCAGATAAAGGAAAAATATTTGATCCAAAAATATTGGTAACATTTACATCATTTGATAATACATCATAAATAACTTCTTCTACACTCATATTTTTAAACTCTTTATTATTTTATCCAATTCAGCTATAAATGTTTTAAACACATTATCCTTATTGGAATCATAGGCATTGCCCAAAAAAGGATTGGCTTTAATGCCTTTCACCTTTTTAACAAAAATAATTTTACCGTCTTTGGTCTCGAATGATAGAAACTTATGCTTTGTTGGTTCCCTGTCCTTTGTACCCAGTTCAATCAAATGGTGGGCATTGGAATTGACATTTACAATCATTACAAACTGTCCTGCTAAGCTTCTTTTCTTTGCCTGTCTTATCTGAATTTTCTTTTTCATATACCCAGAATCAACAGGTACATTTTTCCTTGCATCAGCCCTGATTATATTGGCACCTTTTCTAACAGCTTTCTTAATTACTTTGTCCTGTGTTTCGTCTGGTAACTTTCTCAGTTTCTCCAATAACTTCTTTGCATCGAGTGAAACGGTAACACGGTTTGAAGCCATTACTTATTGGATTTATATTGTGCTGTAATTTCCAATGCCTCTTTATATCCAATCTCCTTTATTCCTCGAATCTGGAAAATCCGACTATCAAAAATGATAATATGATTGCTTGTAATATTAACATCATAATAAATCTTGAATACCCAAACATTGGAATCAATCAAATTCTTTCCTTCATATTGTTCTCTGTTTTGCCACTCATATTTTGAAGCCCAGAATTTTTGATATAAGGTAAATGTTTCTTTTTCTTGACCTACTGAATCCTTTTCAATTATTGGCTGGTGAATCTCTACTAAATGCCTTGCATCTTCTAAGTGTAACATAACTATAAGAATGAAACATTTTTATAAGGTTGCAATAATCTCTGTACCACCTTATGAAGGTTAACCACTGATTTACCTATTACCAAAGTACCTCTAAATTGATATAAGTCAGTCAACATAATTTTAGCAGCCTGTTTAATTGCCTCTGGTAAATCATCAGAATCTTCTATACCTTTTTTATAGGTAATTTGAAGATGGGTATAATCAGAAGGTAAAAGACTAAACTTTATATATTCATCCGAAAATGAAAACTCAAATTCACTAGAATCAATTTCAGTTTGATCATTGAAAAACTTTACATCAGTAACATTATAAATTGGCGCATTGGGAAATAATATATTTTCATTTTCTACCAGTTTATCAAATATTGCAAATTGATAGGTGGTATCTACCAAATCCCTATCCAGTTCATTTTCAATTGAATCAGTAACAACTGACAGCAAAGTATTAATATATAAATCTTCATAATTATGCAATATTCTCAAATGGTCTTTTGCTTCTGATAAATTTATTATTGTTTGGGTTGACTTCTTAATTACTTTTGCAATCATTTGCTTTTGGTTGACTTCCTGCCTCTACCCTGTTTGGGTGTTTGAGTAATTTTTGATTGATCATCATTAGTTTCTTCAATCAATTCCATAACAATTATTTTGTTATTCATTCTTATCAATTCCAATACTTCTTCATTGACTATTTCAATATGGTTTGGAAAATAACCTGAATGTTTAAATGGCTGAATTATTTGAATTTTATACTTCATATTTTTAATAATTAAAAAATAATCAATAAAAAAGACTACCATTAAATGATAGTCTTTCAATTTTAATATAAATACTATTAGGCTACAATATCCTTAGATACAACCTTACCTTCGTAGTGTTTATCTTTGATATCCCAATATGTACCAATGTTCAATACTGTTTCCCCTTTAGCAGCATTACTAAATGGATCTACCAGGATTTCAATGGCGGAACCCCACCCAGCAACGATTGTAGAACTGAAATCACCATAGAACATTGCGCTAAGAGTTTCACCAGAGGTGCCCTTTTCAAGGTTGCTTGGAACTCTGTTTGATAGTACAAATGGCATATTATCTATTAATCCATTTTCTAAAATGAATTTGTCACTTCCAACTGCCTTTGGCAAAGCTTTAAGACTAGACCACACATCATAATTAATTAAATACTTAGCAAATTCAATATCCACTTCAGCTTTACCTGCTAATTCCACAAACTTTTGAACCTGTTCAACTGTCAATGCTAGACCATTAGTACCATTAATAACAGCTTGTGTATCAGTAGCAGCTAAAAGATTTGCTATAAATTTTTCATCCAATTCTTTTTGTATTGATCTCTCAATCTCTTTTCTCAATGAAGCTTCTACAGATTGACTTGATTGGATTAACAATTGGTTACTTATAGGCAATCTGGTTGCCAAACGATTTGGCCTAAGTTCTATTTGACCAATGTTTGCATCAGAATCAGATACAGTTGCATTCTCACCAACCCACGTACTTACCACACGACCCAGTTTAGGCAAATCAACATTCCCAACTAAAGATAACATTTTGGTCGCCCCAACTTTATCAAGTAATGAACCTTCATATAATGCTTCGATAATAGAACCCTTATTAGTTTCAACAAGATTTCCACCTTTAGCCCCAGAATCACCAGTCACTGAGAATGAACGATAATTAGAAGGTATATAAGCAGCATTAGAATTGATGGCAATACCAGCTTCTGTAAGCTGTCTTTCACCTTCTGCCTGAGCTTCAGCAAATACACCAGTTACTTTACCTCTTTTAATTGCATCAATGTGACCCATCAAAGAATATTTCTCAGTTGATCTAGTTACTACATTAGGAACATTTACACCTTGATTAGCAGCCATTCTAGCTTCAAACTCTTCAACTCTTTCAGCATTTGTAATTTCAGTTTTCAAACCTTCAGCTTCATCAAACTTGGTATTGAAATTTGTTTGTTCGGCTTCATTTAAGCTTCTATTTTCAGCCTTAGCAGAATCCAAAACACTTTTTATTTCTTTCTCTAAGTCATTAAGTTTTTTTCTTAACTCTACGGATTTTTTCATATATATTTAAAAATTTTAAAATCAATAATTTAATTTTATATAATTAAAAAAGTATCAATAAATTTATTTGATCAATGTGATATACTTATGCATATATTCATTAACATTATTTTCTTTAACTTCCTCTTTACTTTCAGCCACAATTTCCTCTTCCAATTCCTTTTTTACTTCTTCAAATGATCTTACCATTGAAGTTGTATTTTGATAGGCAGCATTTGAAACTGGGCTAACATCCGATATGATTCGAAACTGGGTTATTCTTCTAATATATTTATCACCTATCTTTTCCCATTTTTCACCACTTCCATCCTGTGGCAAATAAAATGCAAAAGAAGATTTATTTATATCACCTCTTTGAATTGATAAATATAAATCTTTGTGATAAGTAATATTCATATCCAATTTTGCCTTATAATACAATCCTTTTTCATCATTGATTATTTCAAGTGTCTTGCTGGTATTCCTTGCCAAAATATATTCATCTTTATGATTGAATAAACACATCACATCAGATATATCAGTATTTTCATTAATAGAATTATTATCTATAATTTCAACAAATCCTCCAAGATTCTTGGATTCATTATTATAGGTCAATGCATAACCTTCAATGTATTTATCATCACCATCTTCATAAGCCCTAAATTCAGGACTTGAAAAAATTCTTATTTCTTTATTCATTAGTATTAAAATTTTGTAACTCTACTTCATTTAAATCACTCTTGGAATAGTCTAATTTTGCTTTTGAATCCCAGAACCTATTAACAATTGATTTGGGAATCAAATTGGCTTGGATATAGGTATCCCCATTAATTTCTTCTGGCATATCTTCAAGCTCTCTAATTTCTTCAGGACTGATTGCACCTAAATAGAATAAAGATTTATATAATTCGCCTCTTGCTTTACTGTCACCTCTTAATACTCCATCAATTGAGAACTTTGGATAAACCCCATCAATGATTTCTTTTTTGCTGAATAATTTAAATTTCAATTCGGATTCTATTTTTGTAATCAATGGCAACAATGTTATTTGATAGAATCTAATATTATTGAACTCAATATTTTGATTTGTTGAACTAACTTCAGCATTAAGAATAAACAAAGGCAAATTAAGCATAGAACAAATTTCTTCTTTCTCAAATCGTCTCGATTCCAAGAATTTTGTTTGACTTGGATCAAGTTCTATTTGATTTAGTTTCATCCCATCTTCCAAGAATAGAATTCTTTTACCATTTTGACCGCTAAAATTGTTAGTCAATTCACCTCTTAATCTATCCCTCTGCTTATCATTTAATTCTTTGTCATATTGGATAGTACCCCTAATTGATCCACCTTCACCATTATATATTTTATTGGTGTAATCCACTGAATTCAAATTGATTTCAAGATTCTTTCTAAAATTGTTAATCGGATCAATACCCAAAAACCCAGAACCAATATTTTTGAAATGGATTAAATCATCGTTTTCAATAACCTTTCCTTCATCACCATCAAATTTGAAATATAGTTTTTCATTAAAAAATATTGCTTCTACATAGGTAAATGAAATGATTTTTAAATCAACTGGATTTCCTGCACTATCTCTAACAATCTTGCTAAATGAATTGCCTTTAATCAGCATTATGAATAACATTGTATTTAACCATTCAAAAGAAGATTGATAAAAATTTGGCCGTTCTTTCAATAAAAAATAAGCTGGATGTTCTTTATAAACTTTTTTATTCTGATAAATCTTTAATGGCATTGATGCAACTGAATTAGCTATCACATTAACACCCTGATAAAAGCTTGAAATAGATAGTGCTGAATTGCTATTTACAGCAATTGAATTAGGTAAACTATCAATCGAAATTACGTTTGGTACAATCAAACTAGGTAACCCAAAAATACTTCTAAGTTGATTAATCATATATTTTATTGATAATTAAAAAATAATCAACAAAATTACCAAGTCACATAATTACCCCTAATATCATAATGAACAAACGTTCTATATGCTTTCAATCCACCAGCTTTAATTTTTCCCTCATCCATCAATTTCTTAATGACTGAGGCTAATTGTTTTGGTGTTAAACCTTTTACTTTGATATCGGCAGCAATTGCGATTAAATGCTTTGATTTGGACTTACCACCTTCATTAGCATTATGTTTTTTGCATCGATATCCACTATTGACTATGATGGGTGAATTAATATAATTTCTAATTATCTCTAAATTAACTGCAAGATTATAAACGTTATCGGTTAATTCATATGGAAATTCACATCCGCATTTACATGTAAATTCTGATTGTTCAAAATATCTTGTTAACATCAACATTTAAAAAATATTTATTTCTTTGGCTGACTATTATAGTCAGTAATTTTTCTTTTGATTACGGCTATAAATTTATATGGCACTAAATCCATTGCGTGGAGATTTTCAGTTATGGAAATTAATTGCTGTCCAAGAAAAGTACTATAAAAAATAGAGTATAAAGGCACAAAAATAATTGAGTAAATCCCAGCAAACTTAACCAATGACAAAAGCAATAAAGCAGATAACATTGTCAATAAAAATCTAGGAAACTTTTTAGACACCAGTTTTTTATCTTCTAATTCCTTTGAAACTGGAAGACCTAGTTTATTTAATTTTCTTATTTTCAAGGAAAACATTATTGACTTTAAGACCCCTGTTAAAAAGTCAACTACATAAAGGATAATTAAAAAATAAATCGCCCCAACTGATTGAAATAAAAAATTAAACACTAAATCAATTATTGTGAATAATGGGAAAAGTATTTTTACAACCCATTCATTATCTACATTCTTAAAAATTGCCTTGACTAAATCAGTACCATTTGCATAACCATACATTGAAATTCTTTAACTATAAGTAAAGATTTATCAATAATTACACAAAGAAAAAACCTCTGTCTTCATATACACTTTTACTATTGCTTTGATTCTCCAATTCTTCAACCTCATCAATAAAATATTGCCCCAATGCAATAATCATTGCAACAATAGCATCAATTTTATCTTTCGCTTTTTCCTTATCAACTTTGATATTTCCAGCAGGATCTTTGGTTAATCTCACATTTGAGAGACACCATTTCAGCACAGGATTATTATTGTGAATCAATTTCTTTTCAACAATCAATGATTCTACTTTTTTGATGGCAGGTGACATTGATTTATAACCCTGTCCAAACCCAGTGAATTTTAAACCCAATTCATTCTGAACCCTTGCAACCAGTTGATCAGCACCCCAACGGTCATAGCCAATATTTTTGATTATGAATTTTTCTGATAGTTCTTTGATCTTCTCAAAAAGAAAATCATCATCCCTTGACCTATTGGCGGTCAAATACAAATGGTTATTGGTATTCAACGCCCAACCAAGAAAAGCCCTACCAGCAGAAATATTATCCTTTCTTTCGGCAGCCTCCATTGGCAAAAATGAATAGGTTAAAACCTTAAATGTCTTGTCAGGTTGCGGAAAAACCAATACAAGGGCGTTTAAATCCCTATTGTTTGCTAAATCCAATCCTGCCCAACATTCTTGCCCCAATAAATCATCCTCTGAATAATCAGACTTATTCAGCATCCAATCACTATTGGTTATCCAAGCCATTGTGCTATCCACCCAAATATTCAAATGCAATTGTTTGAAGGAATTCAAAAAGGTAGGCATTGACCGTGCTTTGGTTATTTCCTCCAAAATGGCATCCTCTCGAATGCTGACACCAAAGCCAGGATTTGCCCTTTTGATATTGTCAATGTGGAATAGCTTTTTAAGATCATCGAAATCTTCACCCTCAAAAACAAATGGTAAGAAATTATCATCTTCTATAACCCCATCAATTATTTTCTTTGCATAGTCGTACAACTCATAACAAGCGGAATTCCTGTCACTACCAGCCGTGGTAATGGTAATCAGTAGCGGTTGTTCTCTGGCTCCCATAGAAGTCTTAAAAACATCATACAAGTCCCTGTCTTTATGGGCGTGGAATTCATCAATCAAACAGCCTGATAAAGATGCACCGTGTAAGTTTCCAGATTCTGAGGAAACAACCTTTAGGAATGAATTGGTTTTATCAAATTCCAGTGAGTTTTTGAAAACCTTTATGTATTGTGCCAATTGCTTATTTTCCAATACCATTGATTTCATAATGGTAAATGCAATTCTGGCTTGTTCTCTACTTGATGCACCAATGTAAAATTCACCGCCTCTATCATTCTTGGATTGAACAATCAGCAGGTAAAGCATTATTGCAGAAGATAGGGTGGTTTTAGAATTCTTTCTTGGCAGGAATAAAAATGACTCTCTATATTTTCTTAATCCAGTCTCAATATTTTTCCATCCAAATAAATTGGTGATATATTCCTTTTCCCAATTTTGTAATATATATGGCTTACCAGCCAATTTACCTTTAACGTGTTGGATAAAAGTTTCAATAAATAAAACCGCTTTATTTGCATCTTCTTTATCAAAATAATACTTACTGGAATCAATTTTTGAAAAATCAATTGTGTACTTATACATTACTTACTTTTCAATAAGTAAAGATTTATCAATTCAAAAAGTCTTCAATTGATGTTGTACTAAGTTCTTTATTATCATTTACCATCACAGAAATTTTCGAACGCTCTGAAGGTGATAAACCAAATTTGCTCATTAATTGACTATAGTTTTTAAATGCATTATTGGCAATGTTAATCCAAGGGCTAATCATTTGATAAGTGGCACCGTTTTTATTTGTACCTGTTATAACGTAACCATTTCTTTTGATCTCAAATTGAGCTTCTAAATACTTGCCATATTCAGCCGATAAAATTTCCAATGACTCAAAATCTGAATTGGTCAATACATCAGATTCAATTAATAGTTGGGCAAACTTCTTAAAAAAAACTTTGCCGTATTTATTTAAATGGGTTGGTACTTTGATATCATCCAATGATGCAACTTTGTTAAATTGGGGTTTATTAGCGTTGGTTCTGCATTTTTGCAATGTCCCCTTCTTTTCTTTTAATTCATCTGCTATGCGTGATCTGCCCATAAATTCTACTTTAATTATAAGTACTTGGCAATCAACCCCCCACTAGTGAATTTTGCACGCATACAAGATCAACTACCAGTAGTCGGTATGTTCTGAGGATCAATAAATTATAAAGACCCCCTACCCCTAAAAATTTAATTAACTTTGAGAAAAATTCAAATCATCCAAAACCCTATAACAACTTGATGTTTGACAGGACATATATTTAAATCTCAATTCATTTAATTCTTTATTCAATCTTTCACAATTATTACTTGTGTGATCATAAATATCAACACAACCTATCATACCTATAAATACTAAAAAAAAAATAAACTTTCTCATAATTCTATATTAAAATTTAAATATTCTTTAATTTCTTTCACACACAGATAATAATACTCCGTTGCTGATTGCTGTGTAATGTTTAATCTTGTTCCAATGTACTTACTATTGTAGCCTTTCAATCTCAAATAAAATGTTCTCCATCTATTCAAGTGTTTTCTTTTGATAAAATAATTGGTAAAAACATATGACCTAATATCAGTAATTAATCTTTTATATTCTGTTGTATCTTCCAAATAGAATCTTTCTGAATCACAATCATCAATCAAATGATCAAAGCTTTTTATATTACAATCCATATCTTTATTGAATTGATTATATATTCTTGTGCTGCAATTCCAAACGATTCCTTTAATGTAATTTTTTAAAATGGTTGTAAGCTGGTCATTGTGTTTGTTTTGTTCAATTAGTACAATCATTACTTCTTGTATAACATCTTCATAATCAATTTTATTTTTTATCAGTAAGCAAGTGGATTTCACATAATCATAGATTTCAGTATTCATATTATTTATTTAATATAAATACTTTATAAAACTCAATATGTGTTAAATTATAAAAATATTTTAATAAAAATGTTTAACCGTATAACCATTTATATATTCATTCCTTTGAATCTTATTCTTTATCCAAGTTACACTGTAATTAAAATACTTGGCTGTATCGTTCAATGAATAGAAAACATCCACAAAGTCATTACCTTTATATATTTCATACTTTGGTATTTCTTTTGAATAACTACCAGAATCATATTCAGATTTATAAATGAATACTGAATTAATACTTTTAACACTTGTTGCGCTACTTCTCAAACATTGATAAATAGTATTAGGTTTTAATCCTAACTCTTTAGAGGCTTCCTTTACGGTGTCAAAAAGCTTGATAGGTTGATAGTAATAATTTAACTGATATAATGGTTGTTTGCCATTAACACCAAATACTAATGTTTTAATTATCTTACTTATATACCTGACTTTGATTGAGGCTTCTTCATTGGTTATATTAAGTCTTATTGCTATCTCTTTGGGAGAATAGCCCAAATAGAACAAATACCAGCATTTAAAGGGTGTAATGTTTTTACCCTTCCTCATATACTTATTAATGATATGTTGCCTTAGCTTTGGGAATATTGCCTCTAATTTTGATGTAGTATTGGTATTATTATCAGTTGGATCTGGCACATCATAATCTTCTGATATTTGCTGATACTTTCTTTCAACATTTGAAAAGTTTGAATGGCTTACATTCCAGATTATGCCTTGTATTACTTTCTTTAATTCACTGGATAATTCACAATCAATTAATCCTTTTTCAATCAAGACTAATGCAACATCTTGTATAGTATCATCAATCATTTCTTTATTCTTAATCTTTTTGGTTTGTTCTTTTACATAATTATATACTTCAGCATTCATATTTATTTTATTATAAATACAAATATAATTTCAATATTTATCAATCACTAAAAATTAAACATAAAAAAACCTATCAAAACTAATTGATAGGTTCAAAGCAATTCAAATAATTATAATCTACATATCCAATCTAAAAGATTCAATTGATTTATTATCATATTCAATTCCTAAATATTTCATTGTTACCTCAATACTCGAATGGCCTAAACAATTTTTAACTTGTAACAAATCTCGATTTACATTGTAGATTATATAAGCAAAACTTTTACGGGCTGTATGTGAACTTATACATTTGGATAAATCTTTGTAAGTAAATTTCTTATTTTCAACAAAGGTAATTTTTCTGATACTATTACCATATATTTTTTTTAATGTTTCGCCTACTACTTTTTTTTCCTTTGCCATATAACAAATAGATGTACTTCTATTTGTTATATCTGGAAAATTCCATTGTAAATCACTTGCTATATCATAAAGGTAAGTACCGATATATGGAACACTTACAATTTTATTATTTTTAATTGCAAAATAATTATATGAATTATCATTTTTAGTTAATGTGCTTTTCGTTTCTAATTCTTTTGTAAAAGGATTTAGCCTTTGAGGATTTATATTATTATTATTCATTTCTGAAATTCTCATACCGCAAAAGCAACGAAACAGAAAATATTTAATATAATCAATTTCATTATCCTTTGGTCTTGGTATTTCCTGCATTTTCTCAGTAGGTGCATATACAAATTTATAAAGGTTTGATAATTCATCTTTGGTTAAATAAATAATTTCCTTTTCTTCTCTTTTGTACTTATTATCTTTTTGGGTGAAAGTTGGTAACTTACGTTTGTTAAATTTATTAAAATTCTTTATTGAGGTATTTAATACATCAAAGAAAGTTGAAATACTAGAATCTTTATTCTCTTCAATGTTTCTACACCAGTTAACTAAATCATCTTGTATCTGATCAATATTATTACTTAATTTATCTGTAGTTATTATATATTCAGAATATTTTTCAAATTTCTCTATTTTGTTGATTGCAGTATTTAATATAATTAAAGTGGTATTTGCAAGCTTTTTAATATTTGCATCTTTAAGTTTTAATTTTAATAACATTACCAGATTTTCAGATTGATCTACTATTTGAGATTCACCAATTATCTGAGATACATCTACATTTTTTATTGAAGCTTTAACCACATTATCAATATCAGCTGCTGTTACCTCTCTTTTTTCCTCAATTTTGGTAAGTTCGTTTTCAATGAAATTTAAACGGTTGTTATATTTCTGATAGTAACTATTAGACCTTTTCACCTTTTGCTCTTCCTGATTCCATTGGGATTTACTACAGGAAATGCCAATACCTTTTACCTTGTATTTTTTCAATGATTTCAGGTAGAATCTGAGGTTGATTGAATTGGGTTCATTTACCCCTGCTTTTGCTTTTGAAATGAAAAAGATAGTCTTCAT